GCTTGCGCACGGATCGCTGGGCCGGCGCGGAATTCTGGAAGCGGCGCGGCCGGCCCGAGATCACCCTGGAGTGGATCCTTGAGCGGTCAGATGTGGTCGTGGTGGGGATCGACGGCGGCGGCCTCGACGATCTGTTCGGCCTGGCCGTCCTGGGTCGAGACAAGGACAGCCAGCGCTGGATGCTCTGGCAGCACGGGTGGGCGCACCAGGGCGTTCTTGAGCGCCACAAGCAGGTGGCCAGCACCCTGCGGGACTTCGAGGCCGCCGAGGAGCTCACCATCGTCGACGACGAGCTCACCGACCTGTCCGACATCGTCGAGATCGTGCGGCGCGTGAAGGACAGCGGGCTGCTCGGCGGCGTGGGTGTCGACCCGGCCGGCTTGGGCGAGCTCGTCGAGGAGCTGAAGGCCATCGGCATCACGGCCGAGAACGGCTCGCTCCGGGGCGTGAATCAGGGCTTCGGGCTGATGAACGCGATCAAGACGGCGGAGCGGAAGCTCGCGAACGGCACCCTGGTGCACTCGGGCTCCGGCCTCGCGGCATGGTGTGTGTCGAATCTGAAGATTGAGCCGACGGCAACCGCCATCCGGGCGACCCGTCAGGGTGTCGGCGAGAAGAAGATCGACGTTGCGATGGCGGGATTCGACGCTGTCGTGCTCATGGCTGAGGATCCCCAGCCGCTGACGATCCGCTCGGTCTACGAGGACCGCGGGCTCCTCCTGGTCTGAGGTTCGGATGGGCATTCTGGACCTCTTTCGCTCGGCGCCGACGCCGGAGCCGCAGTCCGCTGCGCCGTCGTTCCCGAGCGCGGAGGCTATGGCCTTCCTCAATCTGGACGACCCGGCGCTGATCGAGTTCCTGCGCGGCGGCAACGTCTCCGCGGCCGGAATCACGGTCAGCGTCGAGAAGGCGATGCGGAACACCGCCGTCTTCCGCTCCGTCAGCCTGATATCGCAGTCGATCGGCATGCTGCCGCTGCACATCGTCGAGAAGGACACGAAGGAGAAGGCCCGGGATCTGCCTCTGTTCAAGGTGCTGCATCGCCGGCCGAACAACTTCCAGACGGCCTACGACCTGAAGACGCTCCTGCAGCACCATGCGCTCGTGAAGGGCAACGGGTACGCTCGGATCATCCGGTCCCGGGATCTGCGGCGCGGCGGCAAGCCGGTCATCACAGGCCTGGTGCCGCTGAACCCCGACCGGGTGACGCCGATCCAGAACGCCGACCTCTCGGTGTCGTATCGCTACCAGCCGCGCACCGGCGGCCAGACCATTTTCGATCCGCTTGACGTGTTTCACCTGCGGAGCATGTCAGAAGACGGCATCTGCGGCATGTCGCTGGTGAGGCAGGCGGCGGACGCCATCGGCCTGGCCATCGCCGCTGATCTGGCCCTCTCGCGTCTCTACCGGCAGGGGAGCTTCGTCAACGGCGTCCTGCAGCACCCGAAAACGCTGAGCGACGGCGCACTTCAGCGCCTCCGGCAATACTGGAATGGCCGATTCTCCGGCGCGGACAACGCTGGCGCCACCCCGATCCTCGAAGAGGGGCTCGAATACAAGGCGCTGGGGTCGAACGCGAAGGACGCGCAGTCGAACGAGACCCGCGGTCGGCAGCTTGAGGAGATCGCCCGCATCTTCGGCGTGCCGCGGCCGCTGCTGATGATCGACGAGACCTCCTGGGGTTCCGGAATCGATGTCCTGGGGCAATTCTTCGTCCGGTACGGCCTGAATCCCTGGTTTGAGGCCTGGCAGCAGGCCGCAGAGCGGTCGCTCCTGACCGACGACGAGGCCGACCAGTACGAGGTCAAGTTCAATGCCGGCGCGCTCCTCCGGGGCTCGATGGCAGCGCAGGCCGACTTCTTCGCCAAGGCGCTCGGCGCTGGCGGGCAGCAGGCCTGGATGACCCCGAATGAGGTCCGCGAGATGCAGGACATGCCGCCGAATCCCGACGGCAACACCCTCGGCAACCCGATGATCGGCCACAACGGCGGGCCGGCGCTCGACGGAGGCACGGCCAATGGCTGACGACAAGCAGAAGCCGACCCAGGCAGAGCAGGACAGCCGCGAGGAGGCTGCTGCGCGTCGCCCGCGCATCGCCGCGAGCAGCGAGCTCAACTCCCTCGCGCAGGCTCAGCGCCCGAAGGGCATGATCGGCAAGATCAAGGCCGACGGCGACCGCAAGCGCCCGGGTCCGCTCCCGCTGCCGGCCAAGAAGAACGTCTCGGCGTTCACCCCGCCGCCCGTGATCGAGAAGTGGAACGCTGATGCCTCAGGCGTGCGCGCCGTCGAGGTCGGGGACAACGTCATCGCCATGTTCGGCATGGTGGGCGAGGATTTCTGGACCGGCGAGGGGATCACGGCGAAGCGCACGGTCGCCGCGCTCCGTGCGATCGGCCCGCGCCCGGTCGAGGTGCACATCAATTCGTTCGGCGGCGACATGTTCGAAGGGATCGCGATCTACAACGCGCTCCGCGAGCATCCGCAGGACGTGACGGTGAAGGTGCTCGGCATGGCGGCGTCGGCAGCCTCGATCATCACCATGGCGGGCGACCGCGTGGAGATTGGCTCCGGCAGCTTCATCATGATCCACAACTGCTCCGTCATGGGCGGTGGCAACCGGCACGACTTCGCTGAGATGGCGGCCTTCCTGGAGCCCTTCGACCGGGCCATGGCCGATGTCTACGCCGAACGCACGGGCCTCGACGCCAAGGTCATCCAGAAGATGATGGACGACGAGACGTATATGAGCGGCTCGCTGGCGATCGAGAAGGGCTTCGCCGACGCCCTCATGACCGCCGACAAGACCAAGGTCGACGACAAGGCCAAGGCCTCCGACCATTCCGTCAACGAGCTCCGCGCGATGGAGCTCTCACTCGTCGCATCCGGCATGACGCGCTCCGCAGCGCGGGACCGGATCAACAGCATCAAGGGCACGCCGGGCGCTGCCCCTGATTCCGAAGCCACGCCGGGCGCTGGTGGAGAGGACTGGTCGGGCCTGACCGACCTCATGGCAGTAATCCGTTCCTGAGAGGACACTATGAAGCTCGATACCCCGGCTGCGATGCTCGCGGCCTCGACGGTGCTTGCGCGTCCGCGCGGCATCCTCAGCCCCTCGATCCGCGCCGATGCGTCGGATCCGAAGAAGCTCCTCGCTGACCTGACCAAGGCCTTCGAGGACTTCAAGGCCACCAACGAGGAGAACATCAAGGCCAAGGCCGACGTGGTCGCCTCCGAGAAGGCCGACCGCATCAATGCGGCCATGGGCGATCTCCAGAAGAAGGTCGACGACTACGCCGTCAACGCCCAGAAGGCGCTCGACGAGGTGAACGCGAAGCTGGCCGCCGCCCAGATCGGCGCCGGCCCGGTCGGTGACGTTCCGCCCACCAGCCCCGAGAAGCTTGCCGCCTACAAGGTGTGGATGCGGACCGGCGACGAGCGCCCGATGGCCGCGATGGACAAGGGCACCGACGGCAACGGTGGCTATCTCGCTCCGATCGAGTGGGACCGGACCATCACCATGAAGCTCAAGCAGATTTCGCCGATCCGGGCCAATGCCCGAGTGCAGGCGATCTCGGTGGCCGGCTTCAAGAAGCTCTTCTCGGACCGCAACATCGGTTCGGGCTGGGTCGGTGAGACCGCGAGCCGTCCGGCCACCACCACCCCGGGCATCGGGTCGCTCGATTTCACGCCCGGCGAGCTCTACGCCAATCCGGCGATCTCGCAGCAGCTCCTGGACGACGCGGCGGTGAACCTCGAGCAGTGGCTCGCCGACGAGGTCGACACGGAGTTCGCCCGCCAGGAGGGCATCGCCTTCCTCTCCGGCAACGGCACCAACAAGCCGTACGGGATCCTGACGTACGTCACCGGCGGCGCCAACGCGGCCCGGCACCCGTACGGCGCGATCGCCACGGTGAACAGCGGTGCCGCGGCCGGCCTGACCGGCGACGGCATGATCGACATGATGTATTCGCTGCCGTCGCAGTTCGCGGTGAATGCGAAGCTCTACATGAACCGGCTCTCGCTGGGCTCGGCCCGCAAGCTGAAGGACGGCCAGGGCAACTACCTCTGGCAGCCGTCCTACCAGGCGGGTGAGCCCCAGACGCTCGGCGGCGCGCCGATCGTTGAGGTGCCGGACATGCCGGTCGTCGGCGCGGGCAATATCGCCGCCCTCTACGGCGACATGGCCGCCACCTACCTCGTGGTCGACCGCATCGGCATCTCGGTGCTGCGCGACCCCTTCACCGATAAGCCCTACGTGCATTTCTACACGGTCAAGCGCGTCGGCGGCGGGGTCTACAACCCGGAGCCGATGCGCGCTCTGGTGGTCGCCGCCAACTCCTAAGCCGCTCAGTCGGCGCAGGCGAAATAGACCGCGGCGGCGCTCCCGCCGCGTGTCGCAAGCCCGCAATTCGGAAATCAGGAGGCCACCGATGGCCGAGAACGACACCAAGACCCAAGAGCAGCCCAAGGATCCGGCTAACCTGCCGGCCGCCACCGAGGTCAGCACCTCCGGCGCCGTGCAGCAGATCGTGCCGGACGTCGATCTGAGCCACCCGGCCGTGGACGACAATCCGCGCGCCAACACCTCGGTGGTGCAGAACAAGATCGACTTCAACGACCCGACGATCCCGGGCCATCAGGCCGTCGCCGAGTCGCTGAACGAGCAGGGCGTCCCGACCAAGGATGTCGAGGAAGCCGCCGCCGACGACAAGAAGTCGGCGAAGCGCTCTCGCGGCTGATCAAAGGGCAGGGGGGAGCGAGCCATGCGCAAGCTGATCCTCATCGCGGCCGCCGCCTTCGCGCTGGCGGCCGCACGCCCGGCCCTGGCTCAGCAGGGCACCTATCAGCCATTCACGCAGCCAAGCGGCGCCGAGGTGCCGGCCTTCGTGATGCTGTGCGCGACCGGGACAGGCCGGTTGGCCTTGCCCTGCGGCGCGCTCTCATCGCCCTTCTACGTCTTCGGCATGCCGTTCACTCGGCTGCACTCGGCCCCCATCCGGCTGAAAGATATCGGCGCGGCACCGAAGAGCTTCCAGATCACACGCCCGGCCGGCGCCACGACGTACCGGATCGTCAATCCATGTGACGTCGACATTCGCTTGCTCGGCACGATGAACGCGACCGATCAGGTCACCGAAGACACAGGCGTGCTGTACCTCGCGCGAACCGAGGCGACGATGGGCACCAGCAAGCCCAACTTCATCTCGGCGATGACGGTCGGCACTCCATCCGACACCTGCACGCCCGAGATGCATTACGGCATGGGTGGCGGCTGATGCGCGCGCTCATCTCCATAGCGCTGTGCCTTACGCTCGCGGCGCCGATCGCCGCTGACGCGCGCCCGGTCGGCTACAGCCTCAAAGCGATGCAAGGGCCGGCGGGCCCCGTTGGTCCGCAGGGTCCGAAAGGAGACACGGGCGATGCAGGATCGCAGGGATTCGCCGGCCGTGAGGCGGCGGGCGGCGTCCCGGATGATGGCGGCAGCATCCTCGTCGATCACGTCACGTGCGGGTCCGGTACGTCCACCGCTGGGGGAGTGGTCGTAGACCCGTCGCCAGCCCCACGGCGCGAGGCAGTAGGTACATCGCAGCCATGTCCGGCACGTAGCCGAGCCGGCTGAAGACGGAACAGAACGATGCGCGCCGGGTGGCGAGAACGAAATCCGCGCACAGCGCGAAAG